CAGCTGCTACGTTATGGCTCAAAAACAGGCAGCCTAACAAATGGAGAGACAAGCAAGACATTGAGCACACCGGCAAAGACGGCGGGCCGATCCAGACCCAAAGCGTAGACCTATCCGGCTTATCTGTAGAGGAGTTGAAACAGCTTGAAGCAATCGCAAGAAAAGCTGCTCAACCTGGATAATATACAGCAGGAACTAGCCAGACAAGAATACGCATCATATGTCGAGTACGTACACAGAGGCAGGTGGATACCAGCAAAGCATCTGCTTTTTGTTTGCGCAAAAATAGAGCAGTTTATCCAGGAGGAAACCGGGCATCCATACGATGTCTTAATACTGCAGATGCCTCCCCAACATGGGAAAAGCATGAGCACTACCGAAACATTGCCATCATGGTACCTTGGCAAGTGGCCGGAACGCAGAGTGATAGAAGTCAGCTATAACGAAACTTTTGCCCAAAAGTTTGGCCGCAGGAACAGGGAGAAGATCAAGGAATATGGGGAAAAACTGTTTGATATCTCTATATCCAAAGGAAAAGATAGCAATGAGGAGTTTGAGCTCAGCAATAACGTTGGTGGCATGATTAGTCGAGGCATTATGTCTGGCGTTACCGGTAACCCAGCTAATCTTATTATAATCGATGATCCTATCAAGAATCGGGAAGAAGCGGACAGTGAAAATACACGCGAGAAGCAATGGGACGAATGGCAGAACTCAATCAAGACCAGGCTAGCAGCCGGGGCCAAAGTAATCGTCATAATGACACGCTGGCATGAGGAAGATTTAGCCGGGAAGATCATTAAGAGCGAAAAGAACACAACTGTTATTAATCTGCCTTGCGAAGCCGAGGAGAATGACCCGCTGGGCCGGGAGATAGGCGACGCTCTATTCCCGGAGATTGGCAAAGACAAGGAATGGCTGCGGCAGTTCAAGGAATCGTATATAAATGATATAGCAGGCACTGCTGACGGAGGTGGCGGGCCTAGAGCTTGGTTAGCATTGTTCCAAGGGCGGCCATCATCACAAACAGGTAATATGCTTAAGCGTTATTGGTGGAGGTACTGGAAGCCTGCAGGAGTTGATTTGTCGCCTGTAACAGTCAAGGGAGCCAACGGAGAGCTGATCAACATTGAAGCGATACCGTTGCCAAAGCATTTTGATTACATGCTGCAATCATGGGATATGACATTTAAGGATTCAGCAGGCACAGATTTTGTGGCTGGCGGAGTATGGGGAAGCTATTACGCAGATATATTTTACCTTGACCAAATGTACGAAAGAATGGATTTTCCAACTACTTGCAGGGCGTTGTTGTCGGTTACGGGGAAATGGCCGGATGCCTCGACCAAACTAATAGAGGATAAGGCCAACGGCCCGGCAGTAATAGCGATGCTTAAACATCGGGTAGGCGGTCTGATAGCAGTACAACCAGAGGGCAGCAAGCAGGCCAGAGCCAGCGCAGTTAGTCCGTTAATAGAGGCAGGAAATGTTTATCTTCCTCACCCGATGATTGCACCCTGGGTAAATGAATTTATTGAGCAGTGCGCCGGGTTCCCAAATGCAGCACACGACGATTTGGTTGACCAAATGAGCCAGGCACTTAAACGGTTTATGTTTATTGATAGCCAAGGTGACTCCTTCCTGGCCGGTGACGATCCTAAGCGCCACCACCGTGGCAAACAGGCGCAGAACTTTGATGCCTGGCCGGACGACGATGATGACGACGAGGATAGGGGCGCTGGGTTCTACGGGAGATAACTAAACATTGTTAATAGGTCGGTAGTAATGCCGGCTTTAATTTTTGCCGGGGGACGGCTTGCAACCGTAGTGGTGGTTTCCTCCTTTCCACCACGCAGCCCCCGGCAGTTAAATTTTGAAGGGAGAGCAAAACGAAAAGGAGAGTGGGAATATGATGGGAGGCATAGGCCAGACCTGCCTTTACTGCCGAAACTACCAGAGATTGAATTTTAGACGAATCTACCGATACGGCAGGCGGCGGGAGAAAACAATTAAGCGACTGACAAAGGAAGAAGCGCAGGCGTTATTAGCCGAAGAACTAGCCAGATACGACGATGATGACATGGACATAATCGCAGACGACTACAGGAGAATGAGGGAGGAACAAGTATGTTAATCGACGCAATCAAAATCTGCCGCGAGAAGGCGGAGGAAGCACAGAAGGCCGCCAATGCCCTGCAAGATGGCAAAGCTGAGACATTGGCAGGAGAAATAGCCTTTGGCCTGTTGGTGCTGGAGGAATCCATGCGGGAAGCGCAGTATATCGGTTTGGGCGAACTGCAAGAGATGTTCTGCGCGCCGAAATTAAAACCAAGACCGGCAGAGGATGACGAATACCCGGAGGGCGCGAGTGACGACGACCCCGAGAAGGAACTGCCGGAAGAGAAGAAGCGCAGAGAAGAGTTTAAGGACCGTGGGTTCTACGGATAGGAGGCGAACCATGTTTAAATGTGAATACTGCAACGCTGCAGAGTTTGAGACTGAGAAACAGCTTAAAGGCCACCAGATAGCCTGCCGGAAGAAGCGCCATGTGGCAGAGAAAGTGGAAATAGAAACGCCGATAGACATGAACGCCTGCGTAATCATAGAGCCATACCAGGAACCGGAGGTAGCTTCTATCCCTCTATCAGTCTGCCCAAAAGAGATAACTTATCTTCGTAAGGGGCAGCAGCTGTTCCTGCAGGTAGCTGGACGAATAGTCGGGGATCGGTTTGTGGTGGAGAGTACGAAGGTGGTGCGCTGAGGGATACAAGTCCAGGAAAGGGGTATTACTATGTCCAAAAATCAGAGAATACGGCAACGTGTCCAACGTAAAGAAAAGGCGCAAATTAAAGCAGCATTGACAGTGCAAAATCAGATCGTCAAAAACATAACGCCAGCAAGCGATTTTAAAGCGCTAAATAAGAGTTTTTATGATTTTGCAATTGATGAAACTCGGCACGATATACAGGATAAAACAGTTGAACAGCATAGAGTGCCTACTTTAGAGAAAGCAATGGAGTTAGGTACAAGAATTAACAAGAGCAGAACAAAATCACCATCAAGCCGAATACAGGTTCTTTATTCAGGATTTGAGCAAGGAAGGTGAGGTAGGGCGTGGACAGAGGTGAAAAGGAACTAATTAACAGAACGGTAGAAATGATGCGCCAGTGGCCGGATTATTGGAAAAAGAAGGTAGCTTCAATAATGTACGGCGATGATTTGACGGCCAAAACAGAAAGCGCGACAGCATTTCTGTATGCCAATATTGATAAAATACCTGAGCAAGAAATTGAAAAGATTGTAGCTAAGCAGGAGCGCCGGTTTAAGGTATTGGCGCAGATTATGAAGCACAGATATGAACATGTGCAGGCATTGGCCGAGGGGAAATACAAAAATAATGTTGCCTTGGCTCTTTTAAAAATTAAGGAAGAAAAGCAAGTTCAAGAGTTATTTGCCAGCGGCATGACCGCCTATGAGATTATGGAGAGTGGCGGGCCGGTAACCGATGCAGTGCTAACGAGATGGATTGAGGAGCAGGAAAGCGAGGCTGAATCTAATGGCGTTACTTAACACTACCGTCACCGCAAGCAAGCCTGACACTTGGTGTACTTGTAGCAACAGAGGGATATGCTTAGGCTGTGCGATCGAAAGATTAGTCAAGGAGTATTACGGCACCCAAGGGTTGGCGTTTCTACTGGCTCATGTGGTTAGGGCGGGTGATGTAAATGCTTCCAGATAAAATTATAATCGGGTGCTTTAAATATCAGATTATAGAGACCGATGAACCCATTATTGTGAAAGGAGCAGAATGCAGCGGGGACATAAATTTTCTTACTCATATAATCAGAATCAAGAAAAGCAACATGTCTGAGCAAATGAAAGAAAAAGTCCTCTGGCATGAGATAGTACACGGTCTGTTTGAATACCGGACTATTGACCCAGAGAAAAATAGCGAGGAATCAACTACAGAAGAATTAGCGAGGGGTTTATACGGATTGATGAAGTCTAATGGACTATTGCCGGGACAGGCAAAGCGGAACGAAATGGCAGTTACGCCATTCGGAACCGTAAACATACCGGACGATATTAAACCGGGGCAGTGGGTGTCGATTGCTCCGTTTAAGGCAGGTGATTAACTATGACAGAAGCATTCATCCGCGAATATCTTAGCAACCTTCCAACTATACAATGCGGTCCGATTAAAGTTAAGATACTGCCCGGACTTCCTGAAAACGCTTGGTATCTGGTTGATTTAGGTATAAGGGCAGGTGATACCGAATGCAGAAGCCAGACAACGCTCAATACGCCAAATGGATAACCGATCAAAACAGATTTGCAATAGGCGCGGAAATGTTAACGCTGATACGTCAAATAGAAAACGCTTCCGGTTATCGCAAGAAAAGGGCTAAAAGTAGACTTCACAAGTTGCAACAAATGTCTTTAAGGTTATTAGTAAAGGCAGGTGACGCCCGATGAAAAGCAATTGCTTGCTGGAAGCCTTGAAAGCCAAGGCGATAAACCCACGACAAAACAAGATATATCGTAGGGGTTCATGGGCGTGTATTATCAAACGTCAATGGCCCCATTTTTATTGGTATCATCGACCGGATGATAAATATTATAGTTTTTACCAGAAAGATGCCCTTTCATGGATTCACCAACTATGGTATGAAGGCGACATTGTTGAATTTACTTGGCATAGCGCTTATATGTGACCCAGTCCCGCAACTATTCGGCAATTCCGAAAGGTTGACGGGGTTTTTGTGTGGTAGCAGATACCCGAAAGGGGTTTGACTATATGCCTGATAAGTCCATATTAACTGGCGGACGCGCTGGTTTTATGGCAAGGCAATGTGAGATAAACGTAATTAGAGTTGATGGGCGTGGCCCCGGAAAGAGCAACCGTATCATATGTGGGATTAGTTGCCCTGCGCCTATCGTTTCACTTACACGCCTACGGGCGTTATTTTTGATTGGAGGAAAGGGAATGGACAGATTGGTTGCTTTATTGAGTTACGCGGATACTCTTTTAAGGTTTAAGGAGGTTTGCGACCCCAGACAAAATGAAAATATTTTCGAAAAACTCCTTACTGTTTGCAATGAAATTGAAAAAGAATTGAACATGAAAAACTAAACACTTACGTTGGCGCCAACGAGGTAAACAACGATAGGCCGGATGGCGGTACCGCGCAAAGCCAGCAGGAGTATTTAGGGACAAGGTAAGGAGGGAAGAACCCAATGAAGCTAAACATAACCCAAGAACTACTTGACTGCCTAATAGCAGTAGACCCCGGAGATGACGATTCTTTGCACTGCTTCGTTGAAAGTATAGAAGATGGTTTTACTCGTGGTTATTTCATAAGGGAATTGGAGTGCCTGCACTACAGTATGGATGATAAAGAAGCCAAAGACCGGCTAATAAACGTGTTTAGGGAGGTGCTATAATGACCGAACCACGCAGCGACTTCGCTGCTCTGCAGAACCGTATAAGCCCGGAGGAAATCAAGGTTATCCTGGAACTGCGAAAGATAGACTGGGGGAAGCTGACCGTGCTTAAGAAAGACGGGCAGATTAAGATTATTACGCCTTCGCCGGACATATTGATTAAGTATTAGCCGAAGAACGGGAGGTATAGCAAATTGACGATATCTGCGTATTTAATTAAAAGGTATTTATCAGGCAATTCAAGCGTGAGAAAAGATGTTGCGAGGGGAATATTTAATCATAGTGGCAATGATGGGCTTTTAGCACTATCAAGAGCCACTGGAACGTCAATGCAAGATATACAGTTAGGCTTAACCAAGAAGATGAGAAAACAATTCAAGAAAGCTATTCCAAAACCCGAAGAGGACAAATACTGTTTAAGAGGTATCAATCAAACAACTATTTATCATCGATCTCACGGACGCATTAGGCAAAACGACTTAGTGACTCATATTAAGGATTTTAAATAATTTCTCATTCCGACCAGGACGAACCGGGGGAGTGAAGAGGATAGCAGATTAAATTCTGTTAACTTCTTCGCTCCCCCTTTTTCTTGTTTTCTGAAACATTTTAAAAGGTGGTGAAACATTTGAACAACGATATAGCTATAGCTGCCGGGGATGATGTGAGAACCACAGATCTATCAGGCATACAGCAGAAAGCCGTTAAAACCTGCTACGACTGGTACGATGTAGACGAGATAGCCAAACGCTTCTATGTCGACGAAACGAAGGAGATGTACAAGCTTTATAAGGGCGATCACTGGGACTTACTTGGCCCCGATGGCAGAGCGCTAAGAACGCCGTCCCAGCAGGAAAACAGGCCAAACTCAGTTGAGAATATTACCTTCTCTCTGGTTGAAGGTGTTGCTTCGGAGTTTGCACAAGACGTTGAATTAATCGACTATCCAGTAGAGGCTGGAGACGAAGAATCTGCCAATAAAATGACGGAGTTAAAAAAGTTCATCTTCTACAAAAACAAACATGCTACCGAAAGAATCAAGTTCTTGCGCTGGTTCTTCCTTTATGGTACAGGCATCTGGCATGTTTATTGGGACCCTGATTGGAAGGGCGGGAAAGGGCCTAACCGGTGGACTGGAGATGTGCGGTGGGACGCCATGCACCCGATGGCGCTTATACCTGACGCAAGATGCAAAGAGGACATTAACGAGGGAAACCGCTGCCACAAAAAAACCTGGCACACGATTGAAAGCGTAAAGGAACGCTATCCAGATGCAGCAGGAAGACTGCAGGAACAGTCAATAGATGAGGATGATGTTTTAGACTATTCCGCCATGGACGACGATGGATTCACTGACGGCGGAAGCCGCCAAGACCAGATACCAGTAATTGAAACATGGTACGTCGG